GGCATACTTTATAAAAATTTGGTAGTTCTCAAATCTGTAGTTTTTCTAACTTTAACTTTTAAACCATATTCTGCGTAAGCTTCTTGGATAGATTCTATATTGAAATCTTCATTAGTAGCAAAAATATTATCGTCTCCCAATATCAAAGCTCTTGAGACGTTAGGATCTATTGCTCTTTTTCCGTGTTTAAATATATGGAAGAAAGTGGCAGCATTTATTAGGGAATTACCCATAGAAGTATTAGGATCTCCTGATTTCCTCTAATACTTAGTCTTTAATTTAATTGTTCCTGTTGAAGTTTTAAGGGTTAGATTTGCTTAATTTTGATTTTTAATTGACTTAGCTAACATTCTAATATCATCATCTGATAAATGAGGGGATCTTTCTATAAATTCTGGTAAACATTTGGCATATACTTCTTGTTCTAAGTCATAGTGTATTTTCCCTTGAGATGAATCAAATCCTGTAAAATCAGTTTCAATGAAATACTTATATCCAGTAAAGAATTCATCATACAATTTACCTATTGAAACTGCATTTAATCCTGACACATAAACACAACCCCAATCTATTATTTATTGTTTTATAGCGTGTTATGCTGATTTAAAGAAACTTTGTTAAAATAGCAATATATCATAATTTTTGTTATCTGGGGCGCTTATTATTCTAGAAGAAAAGGGATCTACTATTCCATTAATAACTTTTGGTAGTTATTCAACTTTTATAAACAAAGTTCTATTTTAATCTTTATCATCGTGTATTTTATTATTCACATCCTATTGTGAATATTTCTATAGTACGGGTTTATACCTCTTTATATTTTTCAAATTTTTCTAGTCTACATATTCTTACATTACATCTTCAATTGTATATATTTTATCCATCGGATATTTCTTGATAACCGAATGGTCATAATCAATTTCTGGTTGAATTTATTTCTAACAAACTCTATTCACTATAGCATTAACTGCACACGTATCAGTTTTAGTCTTTCCTGTGATCTTTATCGACTCATTTACTATAGGCCCTAATCTTAAGAATTACACCTCTTCTTTTTCTTAAAATTATTCTATTTGAGATAGCTTTAACACATCTTCTCCTCTTAATATTCCAG